GATATGTAACAATATGTATCAACCTGGGGGGGTATACTTGCGAGTGTACGCAAACCAGGGGAAGAACCCAAATGGCGAAAATTCAATTAATCAAATGGGGGGGGTATGTTTCTGAGTGTACAGGAATGAAAGCAAAAAGGCAAATGGCGAAAATTGGGATTAGCAAAAAAACGAGATGATGGTATGATACAATTACTTGAGGCGTATAAGCCATTATTCTATCAGAATCCTGATACGAGGTACTATTTGATTACAGGTGGGAGGGGGAGTGGTAAGTCATGGACATTGGCATTGTTTCTGTTGAACTTGACTTATGAGAAGGGTCATGTGATATTGTTTACGAGGTGGACATTGGTATCTGCGTTTATTTCGATTATTCCAGAGTTCATTGACAAGAGTGTTGCGATGGGTAAGGAGGCTGTCTTTGAGATTACGCAGACGGAGATTATAAATAAGGCTACTGGCTCGAAGATATTGTTTAGGGGTATAAAGACGAATCATGGCACTGCGACTGCGAACTTGAAGAGTATTGCGAATGTGACTACATGGGTATTGGATGAGGCGGAGGAGTTGGGAGACCACGATGTGTTTGACAAGATTGATTTGAGTATTAGGGCGAAGGACAAGCCGAACAGGGTGATCTTGGTAATGAACCCTAGTTTCAAGAGTCATTGGATACATAAGGCGTTTGTGAGGCAGAAGCGGACTGATACGACTTATATTCACACAACGTATGTGGACAATAAGCATAACTTGAGTGAGTCGTTCATACAGGCAGCGGAGAGGGCGAAGTTGGAGAATCCGCACAGGTATGCTCACTTGTTCTTGGGGATGTGGTTGGATGACAAGGATGGGTTGTTGTGGAACAGGGAGATAATCATGAAGGCGAGGATGGGTGAGGCACCGAACATGAATCGGATTGTTGTGGCGATTGATCCTGCGGTGACTGCGAACATGGACAGTGATGAGACAGGGATAATTGTATGTGGGAAGGACAGGGATGGGAATGCGTATGTGTTGGAGGACTTGAGTGGGAAGTATTCACCGAATCATTGGAGTAAGATTGCGAATGATGCTGCGTTCAGGTGGGCAGCGGATTGTATTGTGGCGGAGAAGAACCAGGGTGGTGACATGGTTGAGGCGGTGTTGAAGAGTCAGGGTATTGGCACGAGGGTGAAGTTGGTGAGTGCCACGAAGGGGAAGTATGTGAGGGCGGAGCCTGTGTATTCGTTGTATGAGCAGGGGAAGGTGTATCATGTTGGTAGCTTCCCTGCGTTGGAGAATCAGATGATTTCGTTTGATCCTGAGAGGGGTAAGAGTCCCGATAGGGTTGATGCGTTGGTGTGGGGATTGACTGAGTTGATGATAAAAAAGAAGAGTGAAGGGTTTGTGTTGATAAGGGGGAAATTATTTAGGTAAAATTTGTACTTTTACAAATAAAAAAAAATAGATGAATCTTCTCAAGGCATTCAGAACTAAAGAGCTAGGCTTACCGCAAGCCTTGCAATGGCAGTATATCAAGGGGGTATGGATGCCATACGATGCAAAGGACGGCATATATATTGATAAGGCTTACAAGACTATTCCTGTTGTGCAGTCTGTAGTTTCTAAGATTGTTGAGAAGAGTGCTGATGCTACACCGATGTTGTATCGTGTTAAGGATAAGCGATTTGCAGAGAAATATTTTGCTAAGAAGAAGTATGTAAAGAGCAGGGAGAATGCTACTGAGTTGGCGAAGTTGAGGGTGAAGGCGTTTGAGTCTATTGAGCAGCATCCGTTCTTAGCGTTGATGGATATGCCGAATCCGACTAGTACAGGAAGGCAGTTGAGGGAAGAGGTTGCAGGGTATCTGTTGATTACAGGGAATGCGATTGTGTATGCTTCTGTGCCTGGTGTTGGTGTGAGAGCGAGTCAGCCTGTGGAGTTGTGGAGTGTGCCGAGTCCTACTGTGAAGCCTGTGATGTCAGGAGAGCGGAATAATCCGTTGGCAGGGTATGCGATAACGTATAACTTCCAGAATGTGATACCTACGAGTCAGATAGCACATTTTAAGTACTTCAACCCTGTTTCTGAGTGGGAAGGTTACGAGAGTACTTTCTGGGGACTGAGTCCTTTGAGAAGTAGCGTAAACATAATTTCTCAGAAGAGATTTGCAGATGTAGCTCAGGGGTCATTGTTTGCCAACATGGGGCCGAGTGGTATTGTGAGTGGTAACGCTAAGCACGCAGATCAGGCTGAGTTGACTGCCGAGCAGGCTGTGGCGATTAATGACTCGTTCAGACAGAACCACATGGGCGCACATAATGCTGGAGACATTGTTGTTACACCGAGTGACTTGAAGTGGGTGCAGATAGGCTTGAGTCCTGTGGACATGGGTATCTTGGACTTCAATCAAGACTTGGAGAGACAGGTTGCGAATATCTATGGCTATCCATCTCAGTTGTTGACTCCGCAGGGAACATTGGCGAATAGTGAGGCAGGAGATACTCGAGTGATTACAAACTGCGTGTTGCCATTGTTGAGAAAGATGGATGATGTGTGGACTAAGATGGCACGTCTATGGTATGGAGACAATGAGTTGGTTGTAATGTCAGATACTGATGTTTATCCTGAGTTGGAGGCTGACAAGAAGGAGTTGATACATTGGATGCGTCAGGCGATGGTATTCAGCCAGGATGAGATTAGAGAGGCGTTAGGATATGGTACATTGGTAGATGAGAGTCAGGTGTTGGTTCCTACGAACTATATGCCGTTGAGTGATATGCGAGGTATGAGCTTACAAACAGAAGAACTAGACACGGAAGATACAGAAGATGAAGACGAAGATATTGACCAAGAACTTTGATCCTGTAAATGGGATAATAACTGTTAAGGCTCAGAGTTTAAGTGATGAATACACTTGTTGGTGTAATGCTAAGGACTATACCTTTGAGTTTAGAGAAGGTACTAGTAAGAAGGACATAATTGAGCAGACGATAAAGTTATTGTCTGTAATGGTATAATAAACTAAACACGATGATTACAGAACAAGAGTTTTTATTTAAGGAGGTTCAGGAAATGAATCTCACGATAAACAATGAGGCATTTGTAAATTTGGCAAAGAGTGTCTCTAATTATTGCAGAAAGTTTGATGCTATTAATGTTATTGACTTCGGATGTGGCACAGGGGTTTACTCTGAGGTGTTCCGTATGGAGGGACATAATGTTATGGCTCAGGATGTGTTTAAGAGTCACAGAGATTATTGCAAGGAAAATTATCCAGACTTGAAGGTCATTGCTAAACCGAAGGCAGCTGAGTTGATGTTGTTTATTGAGGTTGCAGAACACATGACTGACCAAGAGATAAAGAATGCCATTGATGTTATTGAGCCTAGAATAATATTGTTTAGCTCTACACCTGAAAGCACGGTTAATGATGCGCAATGGGGACACATTAACATTAAGCAGGAGGAAGAGTGGATAGAGTTTTGGAAAGGTCTAGGTTATGCAGTACTAGAAAGACCACAAACTCCAACTTCATGGACTCTGACGCTAGAAAAAATCTAATCTACTTTATTTACTATAATGGTAGTGTAAGCCATTATCATGTGCTTAATCTAAATCTATTGCGTTCTTATTGGAATGTATTTGATGGCAAGAAGATTGTGAAGATAGCTATAGATCAAGACTACCCTATTGATGCATTGCTAAACTTGCTTCCCAAGGATTGCGAGTATCGAGTTGTCCGAAATAATCAGACAACTGGAGAAGCATTTCACTTCTTAGAGTCATTAGTAGAAATAGATGGTGGCATGACATTCTATGGTCATTGCAAGGGTGTTACTCGTCCGATATGGCGTGGATTAGATATGTGGATTCATCATTTGTATAGAAAGAATTTAGAGAATGTACCTAGGCTTGGAGATAAGATATTTGCAGGTGTATGTGGTAAGCTATTGCCTTGCCCTCCGTATGTACCTCAAGACTTCCACTATAGCGGTTCGTTTTATTGGATGGATACGAACAAGGTAAAGAGTAGATTAAAGAAATTTACATTGGATAAGTACTTGACTGAAAGATTCCCTGCAATGATTGCTAAGAAGGAGGAATGTATTTTTGGGTTTGCTAGTAGTGATAAGAACTTAAATTTCTACGATGAGAGAACATGGAGAGAAATAAGAAGGTAGTATATACTGTGGTGTTGGGGGGATATGATGAGTTAAGTCCTGCTCCTAAGTTTGAGGGGTGGGACTTTATCGTTTTTACAGATGATGTAATGCTTAACTCTGATGGATGGACTAAATGCCTTGTGGAAGGTAGTAAAGACTTACAGAAGGAGTCTAGGAAGTATAAGTTCTTATCTCATGTGTATCTAAGTGAATACGATTTAGTCTGTTACATTGATGGCAATGTCAGGTTGATGTCTGAGCCACCTAGTCATCCGATATGGTTTACGCATAGGCTAAGAAACAGCGTGTATGAGGAGGCCATGACCAGGTCTATAGATGTAGACATGATAAAGCGTCAGGTCAGGTACTACATGGAGTTAAGGTTTAGTGACAAGGCAGGATTGTATCACAATAACTTCTTTGTGCGGTCGAATCGAAATGATGTGCAGAATAAGTTGATGGAGAAGGTGTGGGACATTGTTTCTGAGCATACTGCTGTAGATGAGTTAGCAGTTCCTTTCGCAATGTGGATTACGCAAACAAGAATGGAGAATATTCAGCATCAGTCAATACAAAGTAGGTACATTAAGGTCAAGGCACACAAGAAACAGATTGAGGACAAGAAGAAAGTAAATGTGCATCACATCACCCCGGGTAGATCAGACAAGAACATTGGAAGGGCAATAAACGAGATAGTAAATGCATTGCCTGACAATGATTGGATTTGTCTTAGGGACATTGATACACTTCCTATGTATCACGAAAAGATTTATCAGCAGTGTGAGCAGATAGCACAGGCAGGAGAATTTGACTTGGTAGGTTGCATGACCAATAGGCTTGGATTGCACTTGACTACCACTTCTGTAAGAAAGTGATGCAGCAAAGATTACGGATTGGTATCGCTAAAGGTATATACTTGTTCCACTACTATAGGTTTGAGCATAAAGACGATACTAGGAAAGCTATAGCACATCTTCTATGAGTTTGTTAGTTTAATAGATTTTTTCAATCTTTGTGTATGGAATTAATTAGCATAAAAAACGCTGACAGCTATTCAGACTATCCTGAAGCTGTAAGAAACAATGCGAAGAGAGTTCTTAAATATGTTGAGGAGAATGGTTGGGGGCCATGTGGAACTGATGTAGGGAAGCAAAGGGCAAATCAACTTGCTAACGGAGAAGCTGTTAGTGTAGATACAATTAAGAGGATGTACAGCTATCTAAGTAGGCACGCAGTAGACTTAGAGTCTTCTAGTTCATACGAAGATGGATGTGGTCTTTTGATGTACGATGCGTGGGGAGGAAAGGCTGCACTAACGTGGAGCAGGAGTAAACTTACAGAATTAGGTGAAATTAAAGAACAGAGCAGAGATATGAACTTTCTAACTAAAGGAATTAATCAGGGATTTCAAGATGCAGACATGAAGCAAGGAATTGTTTCTGGCTACTTTGCGATGTTCGGAAATAAAGATTTGGATGGTGATGTAATCGAGAAAGGTGCATTTACTAAGACAATCATGGAGCGTGGCCCACAAGGAAAGAAACTTATTAAGTACTTGCTAGACCATGACTCAAGAAAGTCAGTAGCTCTGATTACTAACCTAGAGGAGGATATGAAGGGTTTAAGATATGAGGCTAAGATTGGCACTCATGCTCTTGGAGTTGATTTCATGAAGATGGTAGAATCAGGACTTATCAACCAACATAGCTTTGGGTTCTCTGTGCCAAAGGACAAGCAGTACTTTGACCAGACTAGAAAGGCGAATGTTATTAAAGAAGTAATCATGTTTGAAGGATCAGCAGTACAATTCTTAGGAGCGAATCCTGAGACTACATTTATTGACTTAAAATCAGAGTCAGATGCGTTTGAGTACTTGGACAGACTTGAGAAGTTTGTTAGAACTTCAGATGCAACTGATGAGACATTAGTAAAATTAGAAGAGAGACTAAAATCACTTTATGAAATTCTGAAGCCAGCACCTGCTACTTTGGAAGAGAAAAAAGCCGAGATAGACCATAAATTAATTATTGAATCACTTAAATCTACATTTAGAAATCATGGCAGAATTACAAATTAAGGAAGTTCAGGACTTCCTATCTGAGGAGCTAACTACTCTAAAGAAGAACTTCTCTACTGAAAGAGAAAAAGATGTTGCAGGATTTGACGCAAAAGTTAAAGACGCAATGGACAAGTTGACTGCTGATATGCAGGCAAAACACGCTGACATCCAGAAAGAAATGGATTTGGCTTTGGCTCAAGCTAACGAGAAAGCTTCTCAGAAGGTTGACCGTAAGAACTTCGGTTGGTCTCTACATGAGACTTTGAAGGCTAACCATGCTGAGATGGTTAAGAATGTGAAGTCTGGTAAGGGCATGGAAATGACCATGAAGGATTTCAACTATTCTGACTTCACAGGATATGAGCCTTTCGTAACTGACTTCAGAGACCCAATCTTGGTTAAGTATGAGTCTTTCCACTACAGAAACATACTTCCTGGTGGAACTATGGCTGGAGAATTCGTTAAGTATCCAAAGGAGAACGCTACTGTAGGTGGTGCTAACACTTGGGCATATGGTGATGGTGCTAAACCTGAAATCGAGCCTAAGATGACTACTTATCAGGCAGATGCTGAGTGGATTGCAGGTCTTATCAAAGGAGTTCCTGTATCTATGATTGAAGATTTGGCTTGGATGACTTCATTCTTGCAGAACAAAGGTCGTGCTGAATTGTTGAAGAAGGAAGATACCTATATCCAAGGTTTGCTTCTTGATGCTGCTAACTCTGAGAACTACAATGGTTCTAAGACTATCAGCATTGAAATCTTGATTGATGCTGCTTTGCGTCAGTTGAAGAACAACCTTCACACTCCAACTGGAATCGTGTTGAGCAACCAAGATTATGTAAACATCTTGTTGGGTAAGGCAGCAGGT